TAGTGGTCTGCCTAATTTCTCAGACATTGCCTTAACATATCTCTTGGCAATATCAATAAAGTAATACTGTCTTGCCGGTTCTTCTGTTGGGGCATTATCCCATATCGAATCAACAAAACTAGATGGTAAATTCAATTTACTATATTCGTTCATTTCTTATTCCTTCCAATTATTCTTATACGAACATGATTATAATAGATATGGACATTTTCTGCAATAAAAAAAGACTACGCTTTTCAACGTAGCCTTTAAACATTTACTCAATCCAAGCCTGGAACTTGTCCACGAATCTCTTCTTATCCCCTGCGAATCCGTCCATGCCACTTGCTTTCAGTGTATCAACCTGATCTGCATAGAAGTTAGGATTATTCTGTACGGAAACTCTGTAATGGACCATCTTGTATTTGTATCCCTCCGGTGTGATGTAGTACAGCTCAACAGCAAGAATCTCTGAACCATCTCCTAGGATTCCATTTACCTTGTCATTCAGATCATAGCTGTTGCCGAATGTAAGGTACGGAAGCCATCCATTAGCTTGCGTATAGACACGTGCCCGGATACTTCCATTGCTGACCTTGACAGCAAGCCACTTGATCGGGACATCATCACCTTTTCCAGCCCAATCCGCTTTGTTCGTTACTGCCGGCCACCACTTAGTTGTATAAGCCTGATATGTGATATCGACCTGTCCTAAATCTTTCTTTGTAGCCGGTGCCGGCTTAACAGAAGGTGTGACAGGCTGAACACTTCCACCGAACTCCATGTAGCAATAGTTGACATCTACTCTGCCATTAACTCCATCTACATGACCATCTGAGGAATACTGCCAAATTGCGTACTGACCTTTGTATGTATCTTCCGGGAGATTCTTGTATCTTGCCATCCATTCGATGTATTTACCACGAACACTGCCAAGGTAGTTGTTGAACCAGCTCAGTGAAGCGTAGATTCCCGGAGTATATCCAGCTGCCTTAAGTCCTTCACAGACAATCTCACAGCATCTAGGAGCATAGTTCTGTGTTCCCGGCTCTTCCACATCAAGGAAGATAGGTAACTGGAATGTATGACCTTTAATCAGCCTTAAGATGTGAGCAAGCTCGCTCTGTGCCTGTCTGTCACAAGTCGCATAGCTATACAGATAGACTCCCACCGGAATTCCAAGTCTTTCACATTCAGCAAGGTTACGAATCCACTGTTTGTCATCCTGTGATGCGATATCATCTCCATATCCACATCTAAGGATAGCTCCGGCACAACCAGATGCCTTTACCTTTTCCCAGTTAATAACTCCGTTATGGTAGCTGACATCAATAATGAGTTTACTCATACCATCCACCTTCCTTCAATTCCGCTTTCTTCTGTTCAATCTCTGCTACGTGTTCCTCTGCAAATTTTTCCATAGTTTCCAGTGATGTTCCCTCATTGTCCGAGATTTCTTTCGCTGAAAGTCCGTAGGCAAAACTCTTGATAATTTCTTTTACTGTCTGCTCTGTCATAATTACTCTTCCTTTCCACTCTGCTTGATTAACTGGTTCACATAATTACTTAATCCAGCCACTAAAATTCCCTGTACGATTGCGGTAAACAGTGCCATTGCGATATCCTGTCCTGTTCCGAGAGTACAAGTTGCAATCACGTAGATACCGCAGATCACGATTCCAGCAATTCCTAAGATGCTAGGAATATACTTGTCTGCGATAGTCTCAGACTGCTTAATGGCCATGCCGATAAAATACAGTACAACTGCTACTACTACAAGTTCCGGTTTCACATAGTTGATAATCTGCTCCATGTTCTTTCTCCTTATCCTAATCCAATCTGCGTTGCTACCAATCCGATCACAAGTCCGAGAGCTGCCGTGAGTACATATTTAACTACCGTTCTCCACATTTCGCCATCTCTGCCCTCCAAGGCTTCCAGTCTTTCGCCTTGTTTCGCCTGTTCGTTTGCCATACTTTCCATATTATTCGCAAGCT